TGGTTGCGGCATATGCGCAGGATGGTCTTGAGATTGCAAGGCTGGAAGAAGAACTTGAAAAGGCCAAAAGGGCTATCCGTCGGTTGCTTGTTGTCGCAAACAGCAAATACGCCTGTGAGCTTTGCAACAAAAATCCAGAAACATGCGACGGCGTTTGCGAATTATCAGCCGATTGGAACGGATGGGATGGTGATGTGTAGAGATGAACAAATACAGAAGCAAGAAGATCACGGCAGACGGCCTGACCTTTGACAGCAGAAAGGAATACTTCCGGTGGCATGAACTATCCCTGCTTGAAAAAGCAGGGAAGATCACCGGGCTGCAAAGGCAAGTCAGGTTTGAATTGATTCCTTCACAGCGTGTTGACGGAAAAGTGGTTGAACGTCCTGTGCATTACGTTGCGGATTTTGTCTATCAGGAGGACGGGCAGACCGTTGATGAGGACACGAAGGGTTCCAACACCAAAGATTACATACTGAAACGAAAGATGATGCTGCATACGCACGGCATCAGGATCAGAGAGGTATAAAGCAATGAAAAAGATCAAGATTAGGCTGCTCAGAGGATTCAATACCGTCAGTCCCCAGTGCAATTCTGACTGGATTGACCTTCGGGCAGCTGAAGAAACGAAGCTGTCAGCCGGGGAGTACAAAGCCATTCCCCTTGGCGCAGCAATCGAACTGCCGAAGGGATATGAAGCGATTATCGCACCCAGAAGCAGCACATACAAGCAGTTCGGCATCCTGCTTGCAAACAGCATCGGCGTGATTGATGAATCCTACAAAGGCGATGGGGACGAATGGCACTTCCCGGCGCTGGCAATGCGAAACACAGTGATTCACGAAGGCGAACGGATCTGCCAGTTCAGGATCATAAAGCACCAGCCGAAATTCCGTCTGGACTGGGTGAGACGGCTTGGCAATAAAAACAGGGGCGGGATTGGCAGTACGGGACGAAACTAAAGCAAACGAAAGGCGCTGATAACATATGAAGATTGGGCTTGTTGATGTCGATGGACACAATTACCCAAACATACCACTGATGAAATTGTCAGCATGGCACAAGAAAAACGGAGATCAAGTTGAGTGGTATGATCCCATGTTTTCAGGCCATATGGACAGGGTGTATCTGTCGAAAGTGTTCAGTTTTACGCCTGATTATGAATATTTCATTGATGCTGATGAGGTTATGAAAGGTGGAAGCGGATACTGTATCAGCCTTGTGAACGGGAGGGAAGTATTCGACAAGGCCAAAGACATTCCGCTACCTGATGAAGTTGAACACATCTTTCCTGATTATTCCCTTTATGGGATTACAGACACAGCGTATGGATTTCTTACAAGAGGATGCCCAAGGGGATGCAGTTTCTGCCATGTGGAAGCCAAAGAAGGCAGAGCATCACGCAAGGTTGCAAATCTGAGCGAATTTTGGGATGGTCAGAAGAACATAGTGCTGTGCGATCCGAACATTCTGGCGTGCAAACAGTGGAAGGATTTGCTTCAGCAGCTGATCGACAGCAAAGCAAAGGTTGATTTCAACCAAGGGCTTGATATCCGATTGATGACACCGGAAAAGGCTGAAATGTTGAAACAGATCAACATCAAATCCATCCATTTTGCATGGGATCGCTACGAAGACAAGGATATGATCATTCCAAAATTCAGGATGTTCAAAGAAATAACAGGAATCCGTGAACGCGATCTGATTGTGTATGTCCTTTGCAACTTTGATACGAACATCGAACAGGATTTGCAACGGATTTATACACTGCGTGAACTTGGTTACTGGGCTTATGTGATGCTTTATGACAAGGAACACATTCCCAAAGGCCATGAGCTAAGAAAACTGCAGCGTTGGGTGAACAACAGGGTCATCTTCGCTAAATGCCAAACGTTCGAAGAATACAAGAAAGGAGTTTGATGGATGGGCAACAGCAAACCAACGCAGGCACAGCGCGTGCTTGATTACATAGACGAATTTGGCAGCATTACGCAGTACGAAGCATTAAAAGACCTTGGCATCATGCGGCTTGCATCCCGTGTGTCTGAATTGAACAAGCGCGGACACAACATCACAGGGCGCATGGTGGCGGTCAAGAACCGCTTTGGCGAAACCTGCCATGTGAAACGTTACAGCATGGGTGGTGATGTAAATGGCTAAATATATCAAGATTCCAGCGGATTTCTTTGATTGGCCTGTCATCAAAACACTTGAAGCTCGTCAAGATGGTGACAGTGTTGTGCTGCTATATATCAACCTGCTGTGTGATGCCTATAAAAAAAGTTCCAAAGGCGTTTTCGCAGTTGCCAACATTCCGCTTACTGATGAAGTGATGGAAGTACAGTTCAGGTTTGACAACATTGGCAGCAAACTTGAAGCGTTGGAACAAGCCGGACTTATCGAACGGATGGAACGGAGTGTATATGTTCACAAGTTCTGGGCTGATAAGCATGACAGAAGTTCTGCGCGGTATAGAGAATGGCGAACAGCGGTGTTTGTGCGTGATGGTTTCAAATGTCAGCACTGTGGCAGCGGGGTTGATATTCAGGCACACCATATCAAGCATTGGAGGGATAACAAAGCGTTACGGTATGAAGTCAACAACGGTATCACGCTTTGCAGACCATGCCATTTGAAAGCTCATGGAGGGAGTTGGAAGAATGGCTGAAAGAAGAATGTTCGCAAAGACGATCATTGACAGCGATGCATTCCTTGACATGCCGTTGTCTACACAATCGCTGTACTTCCACCTTTCCATGCGTGCAGATGATGACGGATTTATCAACAATCCGAAGAAAATCCAGCGTATGGTTGGTGCATCCGATGATGACCTGAAGCTGCTCATTGCAAAACGCTTTATCATCCCTTTTGAAAGCGGAATTGTTGTGATAAAGCATTGGAAACTTCACAACTACATCCGCAACGACCGCTACAAAGAAACGGTTTATCAAGAAGAAAAAGCGAAGCTGTACGAAAAGGAAAACAAGGTATACACGCTTTCACCGCCTGACGGTATGACAGTTGGTATACCAAACGTCAACCAAATGGATACACAGGATAGTATAGAGTTAGAGATAGAGGTAGAGAAAGAAAAAGATATTTATACACAGATTGTTTCACACCTGAATGAAAAGGCAGGAACCAAGTACAGAGCATCCACACCAAAGACCAAAACAGCCATTCACGCAAGGCTTGCTGAAGGGTTTACGCTGGAAGACTTTATCACCGTCATTGACAAGAAATGTGCTGAATGGATTGGAAGCGAATGGGAAAAGTTCCTGCGGCCTGAAACGCTGTTCGGCACCAAATTCGAAGGATACCTGAACGCCAAAAGCAAAAAGGCCAAGACTGTTCCGGTACAGGAGCAAACGGATCTGGATGACATCTTTTGAGAAGGGAGGGAAACGAAATGTATGAAGCATTGGTCGAAAGCATCAGCGCAAACGTACCGCACGCTGACAACGAATACATGGGAGAAGACGGCCTGCTGCACTGTTCTGCCTGCCACAGGGCAGTGCAGACACGGGTTGAATTCGCCGGAATCAAAAAGACTGTGCGCTGCGTGTGTGACTGCAAGCTGAAGGAATTCAAGCAACGTGAGGAACAGCAGAAGCGTGAAGCGCTGGAAAGAAAGCGCAGGATCTGCTTTGCAGAAACCAACATGGCTGACTGGACGTTTGAAAACGATGACCGGAAGAATCCGAAGCTGTCAAACGCAATGGAACGCTATGCGGAGCAGTTCAAAGATTTTAGGCGTGACAGCAAAGGGCTGCTGCTGTTCGGTACGGTTGGCACAGGAAAAACGTACTATGCGGCATGCATTGCAAACAGGCTGATTGATCACGGCTATCCGGTTCTGATGACCAATTTTGCAAGGCTGACGAACCAAATCCAAGGCATGTATGAAGGCAAGCAGGAGTTCATTGACAGTCTGAATGATTATCAGCTTCTGATTATTGACGATCTGGGTGCAGAGCGGAAAAGCGAATTCATGCAGGAAATGGTCTTCAACATCATTGACAGCCGATATCGTTCCGGGCTTCCCTTCATTATCACGACAAACCTGACAGCGGAGGAAATCAAAAAGCCGCAGGAAGTCAGCTATCAGAGGATTTATGACAGAATTCTTGAAAGATGCTTCCCGATTGAGATTTCAGGCGGGAGCAGAAGACGGACAAGCCTGAAAGACACGCATGCAGACACAAAAGCAATGCTTGGATTGTAAAGGATGCGAAAATGAGACATAAAACCTGTAAAAGCTGCCTGTGGTGGTGGGATTTGTACGACACAGGTGAACGAAAGTGCTACAACGTCAAAAGCTGTTGCTTTCACAAAGAAACGGAACACGGATGCGTGAAGCATGAAGATTCCATAGAAGCAAGATGCAACCGGGGTTTGGGAAAACGCAAAAAAAGAAAGTGAGGTATGCCCATGAAAATCACGTTGCTTGAATATCCATCCTCCATTGACTGGTACGAGACGAAGCGAAGGGCGCTGGTCACGGTTGGGAAACACTCCTTCGAAGCTCCTGACGCAAAATGGCGGCACGACATTCTGAATGCAAGACATTCCCCGATTCGCCGCCTTCGCTTTTCCTTCCTGATCGAAGATATTCCCTATTGGGTGAGCGTGCATCTTTGCAGGCATATTCACGCACAGCCCTATGTCAAGAGCCAGCGCAATGACAGGCAGAGCGAATACGACCGGAACGAAGCGCCACAGAATGCGCCTG